TAATTGGCTTGGCAATGATATATATGAGCAAAGACTTGATGAAGAGTTAGAGATTATTCGTAACAAAAAATTTGCACCATATTTTCTTGTAGTGAGCAATATGATTAACTGGGCAAAGAAAGAAGGAATTCTTGTAGGTCCAGGTCGTGGATCATCTGCTGGCTCTTTAGTTTGTTACCTACTTGGAATTACTACTATTGATCCAATAGAACACGGTTTATTGTTTTTCCGTTTTATTAATCCAGAACGTAACGACTTTCCTGATATTGACACAGACATTCAAGATACACGTCGTGATGAGGTAAAAGATTATTTAGTTAGACAGTATAGACACGTTGCCTCTATTGCAACCTTTTTAGAGTTTAAGGATAAAGGTGTTGTAAGAGATGTTGCAAGAATATTAGATATTCCATTAACAGATGTTAATAAGGTTTTGAAATTAGTTGATACTTGGGACGAGTTTTGTAGATCAAAAACAACAGAGTGGTTTAGAGAGAAATATCCAGAGGTGGAAATTTATGGGGAACAGTTACGAGGTCGTATTAGGGGTACTGGTATTCATGCTGCTGGTGTGGTCACTAGTAAGGATCCAATATTTAGGTTTGCGCCATTGGAAACTCGCTCTTCTCCTGGATCCGATAGTCGCATACCTGTGGTTGGCGTTGATATGGAAGAGGCTGAAAAGATTGGTCTTATTAAAATTGATGCGCTTGGTTTAAAGACTTTAAGTGTAATTCAAGATGCAGTTGCAATGATAAAAGAAAATCATTATAAAGATATTGATTTATTATCACTTGATATGGCAGATCCAAAAGTTTATGAAATGCTTTCAGACGGGTATACAAAAGGCGTATTCCAATGCGAAGCAACACCATATACAAACCTTTTAGTTAAAATGGGGGTAAAGAACTTTAATGAACTTGCAGCATCAAATGCTTTAGTTCGTCCAGGAGCCATGAATACTATTGGTAAAGACTATGTTGCTCGTAAGCATGGAAAACAGGCTGTATCATATCTACATCAGATCTTAAAGCCTTACACGGAGGACACATATGGTTGCATTCTTTACCAAGAACAGGTTATGCAAGCATGCGTACACCTTGGACAGATGTCCATGTCTGAAGCAGATAAAGTTAGAAAAATCATTGGAAAGAAAAAAGACGCCAAAGAGTTCGATACTTATAAAGAGCGTTTTATTGCTGGTGCTTCTACCTATATTGCTCCTAATCAGGCTCGTGATTTATGGCATGATTTCGAAGCACATGCGGGGTACTCGTTTAACAAGAGCCACGCAGTTGCTTACTCTACTCTCTCGTACTGGACGGCGTGGTTAAAGTATTACTATCCACTTGAGTTTATGTTTGCCCTTCTTAAAAATGAAAAAGATAAAGATGGACGTACAGAATATTTAATTGAAGCAAAGCGTATGGGTATACCAATTAAACTTCCACACATTAATGATTCTGACTTAGATTTTAAAATTGAGGGTAAGGGAATAAGATTTGGATTAACTAGTATTAAATATATATCTAACAACATTGCAAATAAATATATTGCAGCAAGACCATTTAAGTCTTATAAAGAACTTGAAGAGTTTACTTTCACAAAAGGTAATGGAGTAAACAGTCGTGCCCTAGCAGCAATGCGATTAGTAGGGGCAGCAACATTTTCAGATAATCCTAGAAATGATGCAGAGATTAAAGAAAATATATATGAGTATTTAAATCTTCCAGAGTTTAATATTACAATACCTTCACATTATTATGCATTTATTCAGGATGTTTGTGACTTTGAAGAAAAAGGTTCTTTTATTTTATTAGGAATGGCTAAGGCAATTAAACGAGGAAAAGGATGGTCAAGAGTTGAAATTTTGGACAAAACTGGGTCTGTTGGTATATTTGATGAAGAGTCAACAACTATTGAGACGGGTCGTACTTACTTGGTTCTTGCTAATGATAACAGGATTGTATCTTCAATTCCTGTTGATGAAATAAAAGGATCTGCTAATGCACTTGTTAGATTTTTAAGTTATAAACAATTACCTTACACGGAAGAAGAAATGTTTGTTGTTTCGTTTAAACCAAGAGTTACAAAAACTGGTAAAAAAATGGCTTCACTCACTTTGGCAGATACTTCAAGAGATTTACACTCTGTTACTGTATTCCCAACAGCATTTCCAAAAGCATACATGCATATAGAAGAGGGCAAGGCATATAAGTTTAGTTTCGGTAAAACTAAAGATGGAACAGTTATAATGGAGGATGTAAATGTCAGTTAGTATAGAGGATGTATTATCACAGTTAGACCCAAGAATACGTAAGCGTTTAGGTACAGGTGAAGGTGTTACATTTGAATATCAGCCAACCCCAAGTTTTGGATTAAATCGTGCATTAGGCGGAGGACTACCCTATGGTAGACAAGTGTTAATCTGGGGAAGCAAGTCTTCAGCAAAATCATCTATGTGTTTACAGATAATTGCTTTAGCACAAAAAGAAGGAAAGGTTTGTGCTTGGATTGATTCAGAGATGTCATACTCTGAAGATTGGGCACGAAAGTTGGAAGTAGATCCAACCAAACTAATATATTCACAAGCAAGAACTATTAGTGACATGGTAGATGTTGGAGTTAGTTTAATGAATGCTGGAGTTGATTTAATCGTAGTTGATTCTATTACTTCTATGCTACCTGCAATTTATTTTGAAAAAGATACAGATGAAATGAAGGCTCTTGAAAATACTAAACAAATTGGTGCAGAGTCTAGAGATTTTAGCAATGCTTGGAAAATGCTTAACTATGCTAACAATAAAGTAAAACCTACTTTGCTTGTTCTTATTTCACAATCAAGAAATAATATTAGCGCTATGTATACCAGCCAACAACCATCTGGTGGACAGGCTACTAAATTTTATTCTTCTTGTATTATTAAATTATTTTCTTCTGAGTCAGACAATCAAGCAATTAAAGGAAAGATTAAAATAGGAGATAAATTAATTGAAGAAAAAATTGGTAGAAAAGTTAGATGGGAATTACAGTTTTCAAAAACTTCTCCAGGCTTCCAGTCTGGTGAGTATGATTTTTATTTTAGAGGTGACAATCTTGGTATTGATGCAATAGGAGATTTAGTTGATACTGCAGAGTCAAATGGACTTCTCAATAGAACTGGAGCATGGTATCAATTAGATGACGGAACTAAGGTTCAAGGAAGAGATGGAATAGTTAATAGGATAAAAGAAGATTTAGATTTACAACAACAATTAAAAGATAAGTTGAGTAATGTCTAAAGAGTTTACAGTTTATTCAGGAAAATTTCCATGTAAAACTTGTCAAGAAGAGGTTTTATCTTTAAGATATTGGAGAGAGACTGGAGATGCAACTTGGATGTGTTCTAAAAAACATATATCAAAGGTTGGATTAATACCACCTAAAAGAAAAAAGAAAGATTTTATAAATGAGTGAGAAAAGCGAGTCAAAAAGAATTGGTGCTAAGCAACATAAAAACTCAGGTCGTAACAACAAAAAAGGAGATGCGACATGGAGAGATTTTATTGTTGACTTTAAAGAAGTTAAAAAATCTTTTACACTTAATAAAGACGTATGGGCTAAGGCTGTAACTGATTCTATTAAATCAGGAACAGACAAATCTCCAGCAATAGTTGTAATTTTAGGTGAAGGCAATACAAAGGTAAGACTTGCTATAATTGAAATGGATCTTTTAGAACAACTAACAGAGGAGAAATAAAATGGCAGATCAGGTTCATCCAACAGGAACAACATTAGACATGGTAAATGGATTAACAGAAATTGCTGATTATATGAAAGATGAAGAGTTAACAACTGCCCTAACAATGATTGCTAAGTTAATTATTAAACCAGATGTACCACTTAATGTTGCTACCGTGGAAATTGTAAGGCTTCAAGCAATTGCAGCAAAGATGTCATTTAAAGCAACTTGGATGGCTAACGTAGATAAAAATGACAGGGCAAAGAAAAACATATACTTTACAGCAGCAGAATCAATTAATGACTTAGTTTCAGCACTTAAATATATAATCCGATAACCTGCTATACTTATATAAAACAAGGAGACAAAAATGACTAAAAATTTACTTAAACAAGTAATGATTAAAGAAAGTAAAAATACTAATGCAAGCAAAGAAGATCTTAGTTTTATCGATGGTTTAGTAGCAAAAATTGAGACTGGATATATTGCAAACATAAAACCATATTTTCATAAAAAGAAAAACTTCACAGCATCAGGATTAACTTACGGTGCTGGAGAATGCCCAAGATACTGGCACCTTAGTTTTGATGGTGCAGTAGTTTATGATAATGCAGATGCTTATGGCGTGGCTAATAGAACAAACGGAACACTTGGACATCAAAGAATTCAGGAGGCAATTGCTGCTACAGATTTGTTAGATCCTGATATGGAATTTGATAAGTTACCAAGACCATCGCACATAAAAGAACAAACACATCCAGCAATGGAGTTTAGGGTTAATGGGGACAATCCACCATTTAATGGCTATGGCGATGTTATGCTTAAACTCAATAATGAGCGGGTTGTTGGAGAAATTAAAACAATGCCAAATGACGGATTTGAATACAAAAAGAAAAGCAAAAAGCCTAAGAGCAGTCATCTTATGCAGTTGCTAATTTATATGAAATTCTGGAATATTAATAAAGGTGTATTAATTTATGAAAATAAAAATAATCATGAGTTATTGACTTTGCCAGTAGTAGTAAACGATCATTACCGTCGGTGGGTAGACCAGGCATTTGATTGGATGCGAGAAGTATATAAAAATTGGAAAGATCAAAAACTTCCAGAAAAGCCATATCGTTCTAATTCTAAAATATGCAAGGTTTGTCCTATTCAAAAGGCTTGTGTTGAAGCAGATATAGGAACAATAAAAATTAAACCTTTGGTATTATTAAAGGATGAAGAAGGCTAACCAATGTGAAACTTTGTGAAAAATGCAATAAAAGTTTTACACCTAAAGTAACTTATCAAATTTATTGTAGCGTCGAATGTAGATCATCTGCAACTAAAGATAAGATTATAGAAAGATATCATTTAACTCGTAGGCAAAAAAGAATTGGCAAAGTTAGAAAGTGTGTTGGTGGTTGTGGGGAACAACTATCAATATATAATGATTCTGGCTTTTGCTATAACTGTAATATAAGTAAAAAAGAAGTTGACAAGATGTTAAAAGTAATAAAAGGATTCTTTGATTATGAACAAGATTAACCAACCAACAAGAATTTGTGCTATTGATGCTAGTACTAATAGTCTTGCATATGCAGTATTTGATAATAAAAACCTTAAAGAAATTGGCAAAATAAATTTTGAAGGCGAAAACATATATATAAAAGTGGGAGATGCAGCAAGAAAAACTAAAGCCTATTTTGAAAAGGTAATGAAAGCAGACGCTATTATTATTGAGCATACAGTATTTATGAATAGTCCAAAAACTGCTGCCGATCTTGCATTAGTTCAAGGAGCACTGCTTGGCGCTGCTGCAATGTGTGGTATTAAAATAGTGGGAAAAGTTTCTCCAATTACTTGGCAAAATTATTTAGGTAATAAAAAATTAACAAAAGAAGAACAAGTATTAATTAGATCTAAAAATCCTAATAAATCAGATTCTTGGTACAAGGCTTACGAAAGGCAGTTTAGAAAAGAGAGGACTGTAAAATTAATTGAGATCATCTATGATAAAAATATTAACGATAATGACGTTGCTGACGCTTGTGGCATCGGTCACTGGGCTGTTAATAATTGGGATAAGGCAATAGGAGAAAATTAATGCCAGAATTAAATGCAAATATACCGCCAATTGAATGTTATGTTCGTGGTAATTTTTTAAGAAATCAAAAAGATAGCCATGATAAATATTTACCATGCGTTGTGTTTGGTGTTGCTAGTATAAAAAGTAGAAGCCCTTTGTTTCATTTAATGATGGAAGATGGTGGTTTGTGGTGGAGAATGCCAATTAATGCATTTTGTACACAACCTGGTGTGCCAGAAGAAGACATTCATAATTTAGTTTTATGGAACTCTTTTAGTCATCACATATCTGTAACAAAATTTGAAAATTTAACAAATCTAAAAATGTCTTATATTGACAGAACAAAAACTTATCACAAAGGAACATATTTGTTTACTCTTGACTGGCACAATCCAGACACTAATGTTTTAGATGATGGCTATTCAGAAAGTCCATCAGAACATAAATGTGGTCATGTCATACAAAAAGATAATGGCAATTTTGCTATACAGCCAAATAATAGGGTGCGTATTTATGAACCATCATTTACCTTAAAGAAAGATTTTGTTATTGATAGGATAATTAATGAAAGAAAATGGGACGTAGAAAATCAAGACAAATGGACTTTAGAAGACTCTGATAAATTTCATTATGATATTAAACCAAGAGAGGTTGACAAATAATCTTATGAGTGGTAAACTGTATAAATCAGAGGTTTATATACGTAAACGATATATTATAGATAAGAAGACTCCAGAAGAGATTGCAAAAGAGTGTGGTGCAAGCGTAGAGACTATCTATGTTTATTTAGCAAAATTTAAATTGGTTAAAAGTCGCCGTAAATAATGTATTCTTTCTTATTTGTGGTATAATAAAGTTATGAAAAAAGAAAAGTGTACTGTGCCAGAGTGTTCCAGACAGGTTCATGCAAGGTCATATTGTATGCTTCATTACAGAAGATTTCGTGAAGGAAAAAATCTTTTAGATCCTATACAAAAACAAAGAAAACATCGTGCAACAAAAATAAGAAATTCTAAAGGACAAAAACAATGTGTTGGGTGTGAAAAATGGTTTGATGAAAAATATTTTAAATTACACCATCTAACTGCAGATAAATTAGATGTAAGATGTAAAGAGTGTGACACATTTATGAGAATAAGAAGAATGTACAACATCTCTAGAAAAAATATTGAATTAATGCTAAAAAAACAAAATGGTTGTGCAATATGCAATTATTCTGCAGATTTATTTCCAATTTGGTGGGCTGTAGATCATAACCATTCTTGTTGTAATGGAGATAAAAGTTGTGGGAAGTGTGTTCGTGGAATACTTTGTTCATATTGCAATCGTGGACTTGGACAATTTAAAGATTCATCAGATACACTTATAAAAGCAAGCAAATATTTAAGGAGTAAATAAATGAATGAGCCAACACAACTAAAAATTACAGTAGATCAGGTTAATCATCCTGCACACTATACTTCCGACCCTAGCGGCATAGAAGCAATTCAAATTACTCGTCATAGAAATTTTAATATTGGAAATGCCTTTAAGTATCTTTGGAGAGCAGGACTTAAAGATGAAGCCAAAACAATACAAGATTTAGAAAAAGCAATTTTTTATATTAAAGATGAAATTAATAGACTAGAAGGTAAATATAATGTCAACTGAAACAGACTTAGTAAATCATCTTGATGAAGTAAATAAAGTTGTTGCAGAATATCTTAAAGGTCAAGATCCTACAAAAATTTCTAAAGATTTAGATATACCACGTACTCGTGTTGTTGCATTAATTAATGAGTGGAAGGTTATGGCATCTGCTAATGATGCTATTCGTGCACGTGCTAAAGAAGCACTTGCTGGAGCAGACGCACATTACAGTAAATTAATTACAAAATCTTATGAAGTTATTGATGAGGCATCAATGACAAATAATCTTAGTGCAAAAACCCAAGCAATTAAACTAGTTATGGATATTGAAAAATCTAGAATTGAAATGCTACAAAAGGCTGGACTATTAGAAAATAAAGAACTTGCAGAAGAAATGATTCAAATTGAAAGAAGGCAAGAGGTTTTAGTTGGAATACTAAGAGATATTGCTTCAAGCCACCCAGAGGTTCGTGATTTAATAATGCAACGCCTGTCTGAAATTGCTAAAGAAGGAGAAGTGATTACAATTGTCCACAATGTTCAATGATTTTCTTGAGGTATTAAAAGAAAATCAATTTGAAGAAAAGCCAGTAGACGTCAAAACCTTTGTAGAGTCTTCTGACTATTTAGGGCAACCACCATTATCTTCAATTCAATACGACATTGTAGAGGCAATGAGCCAGATATACAAAAAAGAAGATTTGCAAGAACTTTATGGATCTGTAGAAGGTGCAAGGTATTATGATAAATATACTAAAAATGAAATTATTTTACAATTAGGAAAAGGGTCTGGTAAAGATTTTACTTCTACCGTTGCCTGTGCCTATATTGTTTACAAACTATTATGCCTTAAAGATCCAGCAAAATATTTTGGAAAACCAACTGGAGATGCAATAGATTTAATTAACGTTGCCATTAACGCACAACAAGCAAAAAACGTTTTCTTTAAAGGTTTTAAAACTAAAGTTGAAAAGTCTCCGTGGTTTGCTGGAAAGTATAATGCTAAAGCAGACTCTATAGAGTTTGATAAATCAATTACAGTCTACTCTGGTCATTCTGAAAGAGAGTCACATGAGGGTTTAAATTTATTGCTTGCAGTTCTTGATGAAATTTCTGGATTTGTATCTGAAGTTGGAACTGGTAATGAACAAGGAAAAACTGCAGAAAATATTTATAAAGCATTTCGTGGATCTGTAGATTCTCGTTTTCCAGATCTTGGTAAAGTTGTTTTGCTTTCTTTTCCACGGTATCAAGGAGACTTTATTTCTAAAAGATATGAAGATGTAATTGCAGAAAAAGAAACAATAGAAAAGAAACATATTTTTATTATGAATGAAGATCTCCCACATAGTGATATAAATAATCAATTTGAAATTAGTTGGGAAGAAGATAATATTATTTCGTATAAAGTTCCAAAAATTTTAGCACTCAAAAGACCAACATGGGAAGTAAACCCTACTCGTAAAATAGATGATTTTAAATTAGCATTTTATACAGACCTAGGTGATGCCATGATGCGATTTGCTTGTGTTCCTACATATGCATCAGATGCATTTTTTAAACAAAAAGATAAGTTAGAAAAATGTATGAATACTAGAAATCCATTAGATTCTTTTAGAAGGTTTGACGCTACCTTTAAAGCAGATCCAGAAAAAATATATTACATCCACGCTGACCTTGCACAAAAACATGATAAGTGTGCCGTTGCTATTGCCCATGTTGACAAATGGGTTAATATTCAGGTTATTAAAGATTATGAGCAGGTAGCCCCTATTGTTGTTGTTGATGCAGTTGCTTGGTGGGAACCAAGAGCAGAAGGACCAGTAAATTTATCAGAAGTAAAACAATGGATTATTAACTTACGCAGAGAAGGTTTTAATATTGGTATGGTTTCTTTTGACCGTTGGCAATCATTTGATATCCAAAATGAATTACAGGCTGTTGGAATTAGAACAGAAACAGTATCTGTTGCTAAAAAACATTACGAAGATTTAGCAATGATGGTTTATGAAGAGCGTGTTGCCATGCCAATGATTCCATTATTACTAGAAGAAATGTCAGAATTAAAAATAATGAAAGGAAATAGGGTAGACCACCCTCGTAAAAAGTCAAAAGATTTAGCAGATGCGGTTTGTGGGGCGGTATTTTCAGCAATTTCACATACTCCAAAGACTAATAATACAGAGATAGAGGTCCATACTTGGAGTTCTGCAACACGACTTGCAGAGAAACAACAACGTATGGTAGAATTAGATAATCGAGAAATGCCTAACGATGTTAAGGATTTTCTTGATAAACTAAACTTAATATAAAATAATAAGGAGAAGAATGAATTCATTTAAAAGAATAGCCACAGTCTTGGCTGCAGCCTTGACTATGGGTGTAATGTCGGCACTTCCGACACAGGCTACAGTATA